GGAGGGGCCGGTCCTGGTGTAGCAGGTTCGCCACGAATGGGAGCACAACCTCAAGGGCCTCGGATGATGCAACAGCAAGCCGGAGCCATTCACCCCGACCAGATGCCGGGCCAACCCGGACGCGGTTAATTTAGGAGAAATTCACAATGAAAAAAATATATAAAGCGCTTTTCCCCGGAGCAATTCAGGGTTCACCCGTTGTTGTCAACGGCGGGAACATTGACATTGCCTCGGATCTTGCTGTTAATGCCCAATTTGCTCTGAATGGTGCCTCGGCGGCTGGTGGAAACTATTTTTTCACCTCTTCCGCAACAACCAGCACTTTGACCACTTTGGGAAACGCGGTTTTTCAGTATACAGCCGGTTCGGCAACAACTGTAACACTTGACTCGGCCTACAACATCTGTAAGACATTACCTCAACCTTTGAGCGTAGGGCAGATTTTCGGATTCAGGGTAATGACCAATGCCGGTACGACCATCGCTACTCCGACTTTGAGTGACACCGCTGTTACGCTTGCAGGAACCACCACACTGACCGCCGCCGCCCTACGATGGTATAACGGTCAGGTTACACAGGTTAACGCACAGTCAGCGCTTGTCGTTACTGCAGGAACAACCTTTACTTCCATTACCCAGGTTGGTTCAACCAACAACTTCACCTTGGCACTTGGAACGAACGCTGTGTCTCCGGTTGTCGGTCAGGCCGTATACATTCAAGTCACAACCGGAACACTGCCTACAGGCTGGTATCCGATCAACAAAGTAACGAGTGCCACATCCTTCGTTATCGCAACACCGGCAGGGCAGGTGTGGACGTGTACGGCGGCAGTTGTCGGCGGCCTTACAACTTTACCGACGGCAGGTGTTTATTCACCGCTGATCACCATTACCGGTATGATGACAACCGTGACAGCGACAATGGCGGTTTAATATGAAAGAAGTCGTCTCCCAAGGATGTTTTATCGCTCATTCGGGAAGTTTTTTCCGATGGAAACGTATATTCTTGGGGGCGTCTTTCTTTTATATGACTCCAAACTGGCAGAAAGCCGTAAGAGCACATGAACTCGGGCACATAGAGGGTCATCATACCGAGTGGCGAATTTTGACCCTGCTTTTTTGTCCATTTCTATTTTTTTGGGTTTGTCGCAAACAAGAATTTTTGGCCGACGAATACGCGGCAAAATTAGGTCTACGAGCAGAACTTATCAATTTTTTGGAAAAGCTGTACACTCCGTCTGGAAGGATGTACCCCTCAAACTTCGACCGGATAGAGAAACTTCGCTTAATCCCCGTCAAGGATAAACTCGCCTGTTCGGCGTAACCGATCAAAGGAGAAAAATTATGTTGTGGAAATTACTTTTATTGTTGTTCCCTGGAATTGGAGAAGACGATGACGGCGATCAGGATGCCGACGACGGCGATCAGGATGCCGACGACGGCGATCAGGATGCCGACGATGGCGATCAGGATGCCGATGACGGCGATCAGGATGCCGATGCCGAGCCCCCGTCAAAGCCAATAAGCCGCGCTCAGAAAGAGATTATCTCTCTTCGTGAGCGGGCGCAGAAGGCCGAGGATGATCATAAACGGGCTATGGCCGAACTTGATGAGGCGCGCAAACCTCAAGCCGCACCGATGAAAGACGAGGTGTGGGAGCAGGAAGAAGCGGTCCTCCGTAATCCCGATGCCACCGACTGGCAAAAGTACGCGGTCACAAGTTCTCGTAATTCTCGAATGGCGTTAAATCAGGCCCAACAGGCTCGAATGCATGCCCAGGATATTTCTGATAAAGCCGAGTTTGATCGAATCTCAATCACTAAACCAAAAGTTTATGCTGATTATAAAGAGAAGGTCGAAGAGGCTCGCCAGCAGGCTATCCGGAACGGGAACCCGCCTCCACCAAGGTCAAAAGTTCTGGCTTTTCTTTTAGGCCAGGACATGCTTAACGATAAAGTAAGTTCCGCAACTCAAAAGAAACCCAAAGGCGCAAAGCGTCAGACTCCCCCCGGGGCAAGGTCTGATGTTTCGGCTAAAAGTTCTCGTTTGAGTACGGCTGAAGCAGTAGCGAAACGCCTAGAGGGGAAACGTATCTAATCTAGGAGAATCACAATGATTTTACATTTACTTTTGGCATTTATCTTTCCGGGTATTACAAACTTTTCTCCGGGTTCAAGCGGTCAATCCCTTCAGAACGATATTGAGTTGCATATCGCCAGTGAGGTTCTCCGTATAGCCCAGCGTCAGCTTGTGGCCTATCAGTTCGGCCAGCCGTTGAAGATCAAGAAAAACGTCGGTGTAACATATACCGCCACTCGATATGAAAGACTCCCCCTTCCGTACGCCCCTTTGTCTGAAGGCGTGAGCGCGGCGGGTGAGGCCATTACTATCGCCCAGGTTTCCGCCACAGCTCAACAGTGGGGCGATCTTGTCCGTGTGACTGACGTTGCCGATATGACGATTAAACACCCCCTGTTCAAACAGGCGGTTCGACTTATCGCTATTCAGCAACCTGAGACTGTTGAAAGGAACGTACTCAACGTTCTTCTTACCGGAACACAGGTCAACTACGCCAACTCCAAGGCGACCCGCGCCAACCTTCTCGCAACTGACGTTATGACTCCGGTTGAGATTGGGAAGATTATTGGTTCTCTTGAGAACTTTGGCGCCCCGATGTTTTATGGAGACGAGCGGGTTGATATGTACAAGGAGGCTGACGCAAAGAGCAAAGCCTCATCTCGTCCGGATGTGATGCCTCACCTTGTTTCTCTTATTCATCCACTGGTAGTTCAGGATTTGCGTCAGAATACCACAATCGCTACCGCCTGGTCATACAGCGATATTAATCGCCTGTACAACAATGACCTTGGTGAATGGGGCGGAGCAAGGTTCTGTAAAACGAACATGATGCCGTATTGGACGGGCGTAGCGCAGGTCAACGGGGCCGCCTCTACTCAGGGCGGGGCCCTGGCAACTGGAACATACTATATCCAGTTGACGGCCTCCCCGGCGCAAACTTCCGTTGAGCAGAAAATTTATCAGGTATCCACGTCTATTTCTGTGACTGGACCTACCGGGTCGATTTCTGTGACCATGCCGACATTGCCCGGATATGTCTTCAACGTTTATATCGGGACAAGTACCTCCCCGACCAACCTCGGCTTATCTTACAACGGTCCGACAGTCGGGCCTTTGTCCGGGCAGGCAACGCAGATTTCTTCCGGCGCATCTGTAGTAATAACCGGCGTCGGTATTGTTCAGACACCTCCAGCGGCTCCGGCAACCGGTGTTACTGTTTTCCCGACCTTGTTCTTCGGTCAGGACGCATACGGTCAGGTTCTCCTTGATGACGTTGAATATCATTATCTGAAAGGTGCGGATAAATCCGATCCGATGAATCAGACTCGCGTTGTTTCGTGGAAGATGTTTTATGGCACAATCATTCTCAATAACGCCTATATGGCGAGAACTGAGTCTGGTTCGGCGTTCAGTCCTGGCTATACTTCAGGTACTGCGGCTGAGTAAGTACGATAAACAACACCCCCGGGCTTGGTATGCCGGGGGTTACTTTACAAAGGTGATAAAATGCCTATTGACGAACCCCAGGNATGTAATCCTGATACCGGAATACCACAAGATGATCCGCAGGTTGACGCAATGACAACTCAGACTGCCCCTACGGTTGNGGCCCAGGTTCCCCCCGTCCTTGCTCCTGTTCAATCGCCCCCCATAACGCCGCCGGGATACAATTTTGCAACCGGACAAAGCCAGTAATNATTAAAGGAGATTTTATGACAGAACTCGAAAAGTTACAGAAAGAGATTGAAGNCCTAAAACTTCAACTTGGGGTTGAAAAAGAGCAACGTACCGCCGCTGAAGAAATGGCTCACGCCATGAGTGAAGCCTCGGCTTATTCCGGGTCGAACGTGGAAGAACAGGCTACGGGAAAAACCAGATCACTTGAAGTCTGTACAAATCCTTGGGAACGTGATACAAAGAAACACAAGTATAAGACGGTGAAGATGCCGACCTATTATTATACCATTCAACTCCCTCCGGCGGCGGGTCTTGCGCTTAGTACAAACGGGATTGAATACTACCACGGCGAGACGTATGAGTTTGTTCAACAGGAACTTGCCGAAATGAAGAGTAGGGTCGCTCGTTGCTGGGATCACGAAAAGTCGATCCATGGAGACAACGAAAACGCCTACAGGAAACCAACCCACAAAGTTCTAGGAGTAAAGAAATGAAAGAAGGCGACATGACAACCGGAAGTTTCACCATTCAGGCGCAAATGCCAATGGGAAAGTCAATCACAGTGAGCGGCTACATCTACGCCCACAATACCAGGGAAGATATAAGCGCCCAGNTTGACATTCTGCATGATGTGGTTGACAGACAACGATTGCGGGCCGAAATACCGGAGCTTGAGGCTAAACTCGAACAGAGGATAAACGCTCTTGCCACCATGAAGGATGTTATGGCAAGTCTCAATATGAAACGAGAGGCGGGGCTCAAGCTCACCTCTTCTGAAAAGAAGCAGATTGATGATATGTCCATCAGCATTCGCCGTGTTAATGAGGATCTTGAAAAAGGCAGAATCGCCATTGAAGAGGCAAAAGAAAAATGCCACTCACATCAGCCCAAATAGTAACCGACGCTTGTCAGATAGCCAAATGCCCTGGGTATACAGCTCAGGGCGGCAGGGCCTTAAATTTGACTCTTGCTGACCTTGTGATGCACCGTAACCTGAAGGTTAACTTGGTTACGACAAGTATATCCGTCCCGGCCAATTCCAACGGTCCCTTCAATTTAGAGACAAACTATTTGAGGACATACGANATGTGGTTTCCGGTGNACGGCGAACCNTATTTNNTNTCCCCNTGTTCNTTNAANGAANTNGATTCAGAAATTCAGCAACCCGGGCTCGCCAATTATCCGTATGAATGGGCCACAGATTTATCGCCCGTTTCAACCGGAGGGCTCGGCCNCCTTTACATTTATCCTCAATCCAATGCCCAAATATCTCTCACTCATAGATATTATATTAAGCGGGATGATATTGTCAGCCCCGAGTCAAGCGCCCTCACCCCTTGGTTTGAAGACCAGGACTATTTAATTTTGGCCGTTGCTTGTAGGCTTATGCGAATAACCGATGACGACCGCTATAATTCGATGGTTATGGAGTGTGAAAATATGCTCCGGCAGCACCTTATGACTGAGGGTGACGAGCAGCAGGTGGTGAAAGAAGTAACGCTCGACCCGAGGCGGTTCAAGATCAAAGGAAATTTGAAGTCCACAAAACAAGATCCTTGGTGATGCGGTGAGCAATAAGAAAGAATATCCCATGCGCTTTACTCCCGTTGGAGTGTCGGACGCATATGATGCAACGGACTCTTTTCCGGGGGCCTGCCGAATTCTCCAAAATCTTATTCTCGATCAATCAAATTCGGAACTGGTTGTGGCAAGGCCCGGGGTGGGATTGCCGATAACCTCTTTTGGCGCTTTCAACACCCCAACACAAGTTACAGTATCTTGCTCGGTAGGTAATGTCATATACGGCATGGTTTCTACGGCTTTAACGCCCGGGTATGACCAACCGTTTGCGTATAATATTGGGGGAGCATTTACGACCATAACTGGAATAACCGCTTTGAATGTTCCCACCAGTCCCGCCGTATCGGGAGATTGGACGCCCCCCACAATGGAGATAATTGGAACAAAAGTCATTGTAACGCACCCAGGTTTTTCCGGAGCAAATTTCTTCGGTGTGATCGACATAAGCAATCCCGCCGCCCCAGTATGGAGTGCGGGAAACACGACGGTCCATACTTTACCCTCAGTTCCAATCTCTGTTTCCAACTTTAACAACAGGGCCTATTTTTCGTGCGGAAATACTCTCTGGTACAGTGATGTACTTGCGCCGACGGTAATGACAAACGCGGGTCAATCTTTGACTGTTGGCGATCCTACCCCCATCGTAGCGCAATCGGGCCTTTCCGTGCAAACGTCCTCGGCGGGCGTTGTTGGGGCGCTGATGGTGTTCAAACAATTCCAGATATGGCAGGTTATAGGGGACGCGGCCATAAGCGGAAGTTTGTCCCTTAACTTCTTGTCGCTTAATGTTGGTTGTGTTTCGCCGAGAACGGTAACTCAGACGCCGATTGGGACGTTGTTCATAGGAATGGACGGTCCCTATACGATAACCCCTCTCGGGGCCATAATGGCTTTAGCTAAAGATATGTCTAAGATTACGGCAGACATTCAGGCCCCTTTTCAGAGCATGACCTCCCCCAGTCGGGCAGTTGGCGCATTCTCCGGCTCAATATACAGAGTTTGCATAGAGACGGTTCGGGATGGTGTAAATGTAACTGACGACTATTGGTTTGACATAACTCGCCGCCGTTGGTCTGGCCCCCACACCTTCCCTTACGATAATTGCTGTCAAGTCGGGAATTATTTTGTCTTGAGCAACAGGAAACTGGGAGCCATGTTTTTTACCAGTTCATATTTACCTACCTCTGGGAGTGTATACAACGACAACGGATCTGCGATAAATGTACAACTTAAAAGCGCAAACTTTCCGAAAACTCAAAATATAAATATGAAGCAGGTTGTGGAATCAACCATTGAATTAAGTTCAATTTCAAAAACACTTTCTTATTTAATATCGGCGGTTGGCGAAGATTTTCAACAATTGTCCTCAGCAACAATCAATTTAGATAACAATTCGCCGATTTGGGGAATTGGCACGTGGGGGATTGGTAGGTGGACAAGTGGAACGAATGTTCCAAAAACGTATACACTAAATTGGTCCGGCCCTTTGGTTTTTAAAAAAATGGCGCTCCAAATATTTGCGTCGGGGACAAGCAATCTATCAATTGGAACTTTTTTTGCAAAATATCGAGATGCGGGATATACTAACGTTTAGAGGTTATAGAAATGACAATAATCGCCGGATTACCAAACACAATATCGAACGGGCAGAGTTTAGACGCAGATCCGTTAATGACCGACCTCAATTATATTGTTAGCCAGACGAACGCTAATGCCGCAGATATAACCGCACCAAACACTTTTGCGGCCGTTCAATCGGGCCAGGCCGCCAATGCACTATCAAATTTTCCTATTGCATCCCAGGTTCAAAATAACTATTTCAACTGGTGCGGAACGGCCGGGGGTACAATAAATGCGATAAGCTTGACCCCGCCCATACCTATAACGACTTATTACCCGGGGCAAGTTTTTATATTCAAAGGAAATGGGGTAAATACCGGGCCAACGACCGTGG